TCAATAAGCCATTCAACTTTAGCATTATTAAGATGTCTTGCACCATAATCTTCACATTTAATCTGCGACATATCTAGACCTCCCAGTCATATGATCAAACTCACGTACTATACGTACAACATATTTTCCGGGTGGTACATCAAGTGGATTATGTTCTTCATGAGTAAGAGTTACAGTTTCTTCACGAACTTCAAATGCAGCAGGTACATCTTTACCAGCTTCACGATGCCAATCCATATGTAATGTAACTTCAGCTGCATCTAACATATCTTTCATATGTATTTGATGTAAATGACCTGTAACTTCACCAAATGCTAACACAGGATTATTATGAGATTGTGTATTGTAATCAACAGTATTATCACTTCCTCGTGTATGTGCATATTTCTCAAATGTTTCATCATCTACTTGGAACATAACAACATCACCTTGTTGATACTTATTATATTTTATTACTTTTTTTTCTTTTTCTTCTGACATGTTTACCCTTTCTTATTAACTTTATTGTTGGTTTACCTTCTCTTTCAAGAAGTTCTTCTTTACGACATTGCATCCAAAAATCATAATCTTCATAATCACGTAATTTTGCATATAATTCTGGATTTAACATCATATCTTCTTCTAACATTCCTTTGACTTTGCTCATCTATCCTCCTGTATGTCTTTATAGTAATCATCACTATCTTCTTCTTCCCATATATCAGCATGTTCAAGACATTCACTACAAATATCACTATCTGGAAAACCAGGATATGTAAATGAAGCAGTACAACAATTACTCATAGGTTCTTCATTAACAGGAGCCATACAAGAACTATTACAATCTACCTCTCCACATCCACCACATATTTTAGTATGGTCTTCTTTTTCTTTACATATATAACATACAATACCTAAAGATTTTTTAGGTAATGGTTTGTCACATTCTACACAAATATTAGGCATGGGCATCTTTATTTCTCCTTAATTGAAAATCATTTAATCTTCTGATAATAACTATTTCATTACATGCTCCACAACACTTACCTTTAGCTACAGGTTCTGCATTGTGTCCACCATCCCAACCATCTGGGTCTGATGATATTCTTTGACTACATATAACACATTTCATATTTTCTCCTTTAAATAATATTTACCTGTTTCTTTATTAAATTCAATACCACAATATTTATCATAATTATTTGTCAATTCTGAACACATATAATTGTATGAATTATGTGCTATTTTATGTGTTTTATTGTTACATATCCATAAATTATTAACAGAATAATCTAATTTATCCATATTTATATGATGAACACATTCTCCTTTTTTCAATTTTCTTTTTAGAATATATTTTTCGGCAATAATTATATGCATTCTTATAAAAGAACTAGAACCACCACCTTGTGTCTTATGATCAAACATACCATCTTTAGTATATTTATATTCAAAATATCCTGGATATTCATATCTTACAATTGGATTTTCAAAACTTCCTCTTTCTTCAATAGATTTTCGTTTCAGCATAAAAGGATTTCTATCTTTTGAAGATTTCCAAAAACAGCTATTACCTTTTGTTTGAAGTTCACAAACATTACCTTTATCTTTTCTTGCGTCTTTCTGAGTAAGTGATCGTGTTTCTGCTATTGATTGTTGTCCACAAATTGCACAATTATATAAACTGAAATATTTAAATTGAAAGTTTCTTGTTATTTCTTTACCTTTCCAGTTAAATTTATAATTAACAGGCTTTACTAGTCTTAATTTACCATCTGACATTTCTTCTAATCCATATATCCATCCATTTGCTTGATTATATGTTTTTTCAAATTGATTTAATAACATTCTTTCTCCTTTAATTTTTTGGGCTATCCTTGCACCTGAGTATTAGCAAGTCTTTAGAAGAATCAAATCTCCGTAGGTTCTACAGCCCTTGGTACCAAAATTATGAGGGGATTGGATCAGCAAGAACTTCTCCCCTCATTATAATCTCCGCCTCACAGAGATTACCCAAATTAATAGTTAGGTAAAAGAAAGATTTAACGCACCTAGGCATTAACGCTTGTTAAATCCCATCAAGGCTATAAGCTTCAAGTTATTTACCTAACTAATCACAACTATTACTACAATTCCATCTTGCTACATTATTTATGCAAGCAAAATTGCCAAATCCATAACCGGCAGGATGATACCCAACCCTTTCTTGGAGTTTCATAGCACCATCCTCGGTTATGTTACCAACATATTTAAAATATACGTTGCCGGGGTGTGTGTACTCTTTCTTGTATGATAGCCTTCGTTCCATAATCTTCTCCTATATCTTCTTCTGCAATAATCTGAGCATATACATTCTCCATGTGTTCTGATATGTGCATATTTTCTAGTGTTGGTAAGTTCATTATTTCTCTCCTTATGTTGGTTAAAATTTAAAGCAGGTATCTGTGAGAGATTATAGGGGTATGGAAAATACCTGCTCAATATATAGTGTTATGCAGTACGCCAGCAACCTACTATTACAGGATCTTTACATGTTCCTTCTAAAGTTCTACAAGCAACAGTAAATTTCTTATCTCTTTTGAGATGTGTAGTCTTTCTTACATAAGAAGCAACTGCATAAGCTGCTGGTGCTAAGGATTTAGCTTTATAATCAGGTGTATCACCATTAATTTCAAAGCTCTGTCCTATTTTTAATGTACTTATAAAGCCATATTTACTCAATTGATGAGACATATGTGGCATGGGAAGAGGTACATTATTTCTTATTTCTATTACATTTGGTACACTTTCATTTTCGTTAGTTAAAAGTGTGGTATTATTTATTAACATTATTGGATCTCCTTTTCATGTTGTTGTGTGTTTGAATGGGTTTACTAATTCTTCATCTTCTAAAAGTGAATCAATTGATATAACCTTCACATCTGGAAGTGATTCATTTATTGATGAGAATTCATCTTGTAACATGGTACAGAATGCTGCATATTGATCCATGTCAAGTCTAAGTCCTTTGGGAGTTGGAACATATTTTTCTGTATCATTATTCATAGCCCATAATCTTATATCTACAAATGGTTTACTATTACTACTACTTACACCTGTAGATAAAATAATGGCTTGAGTGATACTCTTTTTAATTCCAGAAATTACTTTTTGATTATTTGAAATTTTGTTATCTGGAAACTGAAATAATTTCAAATTTTCTTTTGACAATATTTTCATATATTATCTCCTTATTTTGTTGTTGGGTTAATGATTGTGTGTCTAGACAGGTTTTAACTATTACCTGCAAGGGCACCGCTTCTATATGCCCCATTGCTGAGGCGTCTCACCTTCTCTTTAGATTGTCATCCTACACTCATAGATCTTCTTCTGATCTACATCATGCAAGGCTATTACAGCCCATTGAGAATGTATGCTACCGTGAAGAACGGATTAAAACATACTTAGTGACAGGAAAAGACTAGTTATCTTTATTTTAACGGATCCTACCATTGATGTCAATTACACTTCAGTCGTTCATTTGATTGACTGCGATCACAACATCTATCTTTGTACCTGTAAGCGTCTTCATCCACTGCTTTCCACAGGTTTCTAGATTTGTTAGACATGATAGCGATCAACCATCATGCCTAACTCACACAAATTTAATTTTAATATCCTTGATCACCACCACCTTCTTGAAGGCTTTCAGCTTGATAATTCTCTATTTCCATATCAGTTGGATATGTGCAAGATGTGATCCACTCCATAAATGTACCAAGTCCATCACCATCTTTGTCACGCCACCATGTTACTCTACCTGGCCCATCACATACTCCACAATCATCAAGTTTATTAGATTTACAATTATCATCTGGATCGTCATTATTTGTTACCCAACCTAAATGCAATTCATCACTACTAATATGTTCTAATACAAATTCATCAAGAACTGCTAAATCAGTAGTATATTGATTACCACGCCACCAGAATGTGTGTCCTTCACCTTTAGCACGATGTTCTATTGCAAATGCTTCAGTGAATGTCATATCATCAAGAAATAGCACTACTGGTTCAGTAACTGGCTTTATTATTGATGAGTTCATTACTTTATTTGTAACATTCTCTTTACTTGTAGCTTCAGCTTCATCACAGCCTACAAATAGTAATATTACAATTGATATTATTATATTCTTCATTATTTATTCCTTATTTTATTTGTTGGTAATTTACATAATATTAGAGAGAGCCGTCAATATCCAAGCTTTTATTGGTATTTGTGATTCATTTACTTAGCTTGACCCTTACTTAATTACTCTCTCCAATATTATATCCTCCGATTAATATCCCCATATCCATGCATGACCTAACTCACATAGCCATAGAAATATATATAGCATTGTTCCAGCTGATGCACCATAAATTAGTGCACCCCAATATGTCCATTTCTTCATATCCACATTATTGCTCTACTAACTGACAATACAAAGATACAAACTACTGTACTTATCAGTATTATCATAAAGAATAAGGGTATAAAACCTATTGGTTCTCTTTCCTTCTCTGAAAATAGCCATTCATATAATCTGTCTAACATCACAATCTCCATTTCTTAATTAATGTTTGGAATCTACTTACATCATCTACCTCAACTGCTTCAATCTCTTCAATTTCAGCATCAAATACTTCAACAGTTTCAGGTACAGGATTTGCTTGTGGCAACCATTTAACTATCATGCCATTTTCTATCTTTATTTCAGCACCATCTTCATCATAAGTTACTTGATTAATAACTCTCACTTTCATATCAGGATCAATAGCATGTATTTCAGCACGCTTGGCTTTATTATCTAGCCTTCTTTGACGAGATTTAACTGTCTTTGCAACAGATAGAGCTTTATGTTTTGCTTTACGATCCATCTTTCGTTCTTTGGCTGATTTCATTTATTACCCTTCCATGTTTATGTTGGTTTAAATTTTAGAGCGATAGAGGGGTTGCTTACACCATCTTATACGTACTCAAATGGTTGCAACTTACCACGAACAACTGTACACATCATTCTGTAAGTACTCTTGACCAGCAATTAACGTCTGGCTCCGAAACGCTCGTAATACAATGATAAAACATAGTTCCCCCGAAGGTTGTCTCTATGCTCTATAAACCATTCACGATGGATCATTGTAAAAGATGTCACTATTAACCTTGCTCAAGTGACCAGAGTATTATCGTATAATGGGTGACTAGCTATACGCCTTCCGAAGAACGACTTTTGGAGCCTATCCTAGGTGATTTAACCTATAGTGTGCCTATGGTCGACACAAAATATTAGATCAGGTCTGACTTACACCAGACTGCACTTACCGTATTCATTTCACAACCTATCTATAGTGTTATAAAATGTTATGTAAAAGTGGCTGATCGTATTGCTTCCCTTAGTCAACGCTCCTACTACAATAGGATTGTTTCACCGGTTCAAGATACTTGTAGGTAACTTGACGCAAATAGAATTATTTAGCAGGTCTTTATGCACAATGCAATCGCATACTCGAAAAGAGCTGAGCTTTATAGTCCTATCCTGCTTGTTAGACTGGGGTGAAAACTTTAAAGGATAAGGGGATAAACTAAGTCCAGCTGGTACTGTCTATCGCATTACTCCGGTAGTATTAACTCATCCTTTAATTAAGTCACAGGGTTATGGACTTAAATTTGTTTAAACATTTACAACAGTGGCTAGAATGCTCCTACAAGTATCGACAGGGTTATCTCCAGCCACTATGTTGGTAATGCAGAGTATCAAAAAGGCGAAACGGATACGAAATGTCACGTGAAACCCGGCTGCTCTCACGAATACAGCTCTCTACTCTTAAATCATATGTTTAGTATAAGTTGGTATATATATCATACGGTAATGTGCATGACAAGTGTGTGTAAATGATAGAAGGGGCAAGTTATTACACTCACCCCTAATAGTTGTGGACACCACCCTTGACTGTTAGCTACGCCACAGATTAACTTGTAACTCAGTCTTAGCTTCACCGAGTCTATCAAGCATTGCTGTTAGCCTCTCTTGTGGGCCTTTCCACTTACGTAACACACAGAGCTTCTGTAGACATTTAATGTCACGTTCAGCACGCATAATTCTATTACGCTTGTTACTAATGGCCTCACTAGCTTCAATAGCTGCTATCTCACACTCTGCAACAGCAGCATCAGCTTCAGCTTCAGTCTTTATATCTTCAAGATATATCATACATTAATCTCCATATTAGTTCTTTAAATTACTAAAATTCAACTAAAATAAATCAAATCAAAAATAACGTAAAACGATAGTGTAAAAACCCTTTTTAGGGGTACACCATTGTATAAAACCCCACACACTAAAATTGCATAATTTTTGAAACTTCGGTATAAGTGTCGTATATTTACTCATGCAGACAAAACTAAATTTACTGATTTTGTTATGGATTCTCGATAAGATAATCATGATATTGATATTATTACTTCTCAAATAAAATGAATTTGTTTGCATAGGATTCTTTATAGTGGTAGATTAATACATCGGTAGCATAAAGCTATCACCCAGTTAGTACCCCTGAGATGGTTCTGCTAAATGGGTCAGACGTTGGGTTGCTCCCTCATATAGAGGTTAGAGATTCCCCCGACAACCGATAGAAACTGCTTAAATATAAGCTTTAAAGTATGGGAGAACATTACTGGCTTTAAGTGAAGTTTTAAGTTAAAGATCCAAAAAATAGGGTTTTCCCTCTCAGGGATAACTCTATCTAATAGTGGAGGTTCAGTATGAAGAAACAACATGATGAGTTGCAGGAAATGTATGAAGATGCTGACGGTGTTTGGTTGGATACTGGAGATGGTATTATAAAGCTACCTCCTGAATTATTACCTTATTTACAGGAATCAGATATATTAGGATTAGCTTAATCACCGAAGCCCTTGGGGGCTCCGGACTTTAATAAAATATGAGACATTATACAGTTAATAATGCACAATATGTAGTATATGATTCAGAGGATGAATTACCTTCTGATGTTTATCCAAAAAAGGATTGGCGTAAGGGTGATTTATTTGACTGGGTATTAGCCGATGATGGTTGCTATATTCAGATACTGCGTAAAGGAGCAATGACCAAGCCAAAAGGTAAAGTGCGAAAGGTTGCCTATATAGGTACTTGTACTGGTACGTTCATTGTTTCTCCTAAAACAAAGATGGATACTTCCAGGCGTGTGAATATCTATTCGCTTGGTGGTGATGTCGAAAGGAATCAAAGATTAGATGATAGAGAGAATTTATCCACACGTGAAGAATTATTTGTTACATATTTGGCAGGAGGTATGGATCCACGTGGAGCATATCTTAAAGCCTTTCCTACTAATAACCCACATTATGCCGGTACACGTGCCGGTCAACTTATTAAAACTTCAAGAATAAGGAGTGCTATGAAAGAAGAGTTAAAGCCCTATATGGAGGATTTGGGATTAGATGAAAATTATGTGCTTAGTAATATAAAGGAGGTAATTGACTCTTGCGAGAAGGCTGACACTAAATTGAAGGCCTTGTTTAAGTTAGCAGATATTATGGATATGGAAGATAAGAATCAAACTAAGATTACTACAGTGACAGGAGCTTTATTTCAAGGCTTTACACCAGAAAAACTAGAAGAGGTTACAAGACCAAAGGAGATAGAAGATGGCAATACTTGATTTCCTGTCTAAACCTTTAGCACCTGAAGAGGATGTAAGACCTGAAAACTGGGATATGTCAACTATTACATCTGGATGGGAAAATGTAGCTCCTGTAAAAGAAGAGAATATGAACGAGTTTTTACAACTCATTACGGATTTAGAATCTAGTGGAGGTAAGGATGATTATCAGAAAGGTGGGGATCCTGATAATAGAGGGGCAGGATTATATCAATTGGAAACCGGCCCTCATCAAGGAGGAATGACTAGGCTAACAAGGGCATATACAAATTTACCTGAAGAACTTACTCCAAAAGCTCTTGCCAGACATTATAAAGAAGCTATAGCAGGTGACAGTAGCTATGATGTAAAGGCAAAATTATATCCTCATCAGCAAAGCTTTTTAATGGCAGCGAATATTATGTCACAAGCAGGAGGTCGTAAGCAATATGATAAATGGGTTGCTTCTGGTAAAAGTAAGGAAAAATTTCTTGATTGGTGGCTTGACAAGCATTGGGCAGGCTGGAAGACTAATAAAGAAAGAGAAGAAAAGAAAAGTTGGGCTAAGAATAAATTAGGAATGGATATTACTGATGAAGTTTTAGAACTTGAAAATAAGGAGAGCTTTTTAAAATGAAGAAAACCCCAGCACAAAAAATTAGAGATTACTTAAAACTACCACTAAAAGATACATTCATTAAAAAACAAGAGAGGAAGGCATGGCAGAAATAGACGATAAAGCATTTAATGCAATGAATACAGTTGCTCCAGATAATGATATTACTGGAGGTGCTATTATGTATTCTGAATTTGAAATGGATATGACACCAACAGAGCAAAAAAAGTATCGTGATACCTTATTAAATACCTTAGATACTTCCTATCGTAGAGATCCGAATAAAGGCAGGTTAGGCTTTAAAGATTGGCTTGATAATTTAAAACCTGGACTTATAGGAGAGAGAGCTTTAAAATGGGAAGAAATTAGGCACGATAAGGATGTGATGAATGAAATGGATCCAAATGAATTTAGTCTTCTTGAAGACGCTGGCTTTTTGCAAGGACTTCTTCAAAAACATACAGGAAGATTAGAAGATGTGCGTGATGTTATTGGTTCAGATATTCCTAGACCTATTGAGGAATTTAAGATAGAAGATAGGGAGTTTCTTAGATAATGGCAGAAAAAATTAAGAAAGGAAATATAGAACTAACTCATAATCTATATAATATTTTAGGAAAGACTTTATTAGATGGTATAGAATCAGGAAGGCTAGATCCAAATAAATTGGAAAACTTATCTGCAAATCTTGGTGTCGATTTAGGAAAAGGATATGGGGTAGATTTAGGATACAATCAATATATGGGTGATAGAAAGCAGGATTTAAAAATTAGTATTACTAAGATGTTTTAATGGCAAATATCAATACACAGAATGTATCCCAAGCTGAAGAAGAATTAAGACTTGCTAGTAAAGATTTAATAGCTTTTGGTAAACTTTTCCTTCCTGATGACTTTGAAAGATCAGAAACTCCATTTTTTCATTATGAAGTAGCTGATGCATTAATGAATACAGATCTTAGACAGCTTGCAGTTATTTTGCCTAGGGGTCACGGTAAAACTGTTCTTACCAAGTGTAACATTCTACATGACTTCTGCTTTACAAAAGAACCTTTGTTCTATGGATGGGTAGCGGCAAGCTCTAAGATCTCTGTTCCTAATTTAGACTATATTAAATATCATATCGAATTTAATGATAAAGTACGCTATTATTTTGGCGATTTAAAAGGGAGGAAATGGACAGAAGATGATATCGAACTCAAGAATGGCACTAAACTTATTTCTAAGAGTAATTTATCTGGTATTCGTGGTGGTGCCAAGCTTCATAAGCGTTATGATCTTATCGTTCTTGATGATTTTGAAGACGAGAATAACACTATTACTCCTGAATCGAGGGCGAAAATATCCAACCTCGTTACGGCTGTTGTCTTTCCTGCATTGGAACCGAAGACAGGCCGACTTAGAATAAATGGTACTCCAGTACATTATGATAGCTTTATTCAAAAGATTTTAGTAGGATGGGAACAATCTATTAAGGAGGAGGAGGATTATTCTTGGAAGGTAATCACATATAAAGCTTTACAAGATGGTGGTACTACTCTTTGGCCTTCATGGTTTGGTCATAAAGAGATGGAAAGAAAGAAGAAGTTTTATCAGGATTCTGGGACACCACAGAAGTTTTATCAGGAATATATGATGGAGGTTCAAAGTGAAGCAGATTCAATTTTTAATAGGGATCATATTAAGTATTGGGATGGCACTTTTACTAAAGATGCTGATACAGGTCTTACATTCATTATACCCGATGGAGATGACCCTAAGCCTTGTAACATTTTTGTAGGAGTAGATCCGGCAACTGACTCAGCAAGAAGAAACACTGACTATAGTGTTATAATTGTAGTAGCTGTTACATCGGACAATAATATTTATGTTCTTGATTATATACATAATAGAACTTTACCTGTACTTGGTATTGCTGGAACTGGGCAAAAGGGAATAGTGGATTACATATTTGAATATGCTAAGTTCTATAACCCTACCCTCTTTACCATTGAGGATACTAGTATGTCTAAACCTATTTTTCAAGCTATACGAGCAGAAATGAGGAGACGTAATGAGTTTATTATTCCTTTTAAGGAAGAGAAGCCAGGTAATAGAATGAGTAAGAGAGATAGAATACAAGAGATTCTAGCTCAAAGATTTGCAGTAGGTCAGGTGCATATTAAGAAAACGCAGTATGATCTACATAGAGAAATAATGACATTTGGGCCAAGGATGGCTCATGACGATACTATAGATGCTTTAGCCTATGCATGTAAGTATGCACATCCACCGACTGGTTTACAGGAGTCAAGGGATGGATGGTATAAGCAGAAACCTCAAGCTAAAAGCTGGATAACAGCATAAAGGAGAATAATATGCCACAAGGGCCAGGAACATATGGTAAACAACGAGGAAGACCTAAAAAGAAAAAGGGTAAGAAGAAGAAATAATGGCAGATGATATAGATAGAAAAGCCTTTTCAGAAATGCAGTATGCCACAACTGATAAAACTGCAGTAAATATTATGGGTGATAAGGCAGAGGTAACTAAGGAAGATGTGCATAATATGCTTATGGTTGCTGGAATGACTCCAGCTATTGGTAATATAGCAGATGCTGCTGATGCTTTACTATATACTATGGAAGGAGAGTTTGGTAGTGCTGCTTTATCTACCGCTGCTATGATTCCATTTGTGGGACAGTTTGTATCAGCTAAAAAAGCTGCTAAAATAGTTACTAAATCTCCAAAAAAGTGGAAGTATAGGGTTTTCCCAGACGAGAAGAGAGTTAGTAAGACATTAGAAATAGACGGTAAAGAGGTTGGATATATATCAGGACAAAGAACTCACAAGGGTATTTCGGTAGATGGTATCCATGTAGATGAAGAGTATAGGAGGCTTGGCTTTGGAACTGATTTATATAAAAGCTTGCAAGATGAAACTTCAGAATATGTGTATTCACGTGGATGGCAACAAAATCCAAAAACTGCAGGAAAAGTTTGGGATAGTCTTGTAAAAAGTGGTGCAGCAGAAATGATTCCTGAAGGGCAACAACCTATATATTATTTAAAGAAAGCTGGTATTAATTTGAAAGAATTACTAAAACAATGATTAAACTTATCGTACTTTCCGTACTGCTTAATGCAGAAGAGATGCATGCTATGCCTCCAGAGGATACGAAAATAGAAGCACGTAGACGTGGTGGTAAAGGAGATAAGAAACGTAGAAGAGGTGGCAATGGATTACGGTAAGGCAAAGAGCGTCAAAGATATTATGTCAGAGATGCTAGCCGAATGGTTATTTAAAGATTTTGGAATTTTAATAGACGAACCTTCAGAAAAGGAAATAGCTGAGACCTTAGAAGAGCATAAGAAGGAAGTGCTTGATGATGGGGTTAACAAGAGATGATATGTTCCAAATAACACGTATAACAAACTTACTAGTTGGACTATTGAATATATATCTATATAGTATAGGTGGTGGGTATCATTTGTTGGGATTGGCTATGCTCAATATAGCAGCATGGTCTTTTACTAGGGGAGTACATAAATGAATTGTGTTATGGAACTTAATATTAGGACTAGTATTTTTAGGAGCTAATCGGTATGGTGTATACATCACAGATGAGTGTCCGCAGGAGGGGTACAGCTGCCCAAAAATATGTGACGTGGATCACAAACATCTACCATTAAAGGAGTGTAAGAATGGCAAAACAGAACAAGAAAGTAGACCAGATTCGACAATTGTACAATCTGGCAGACAGTTCAACGAGGAGACAGTGGCAACAAATAAATCAAAAAGGATATGAGTTTGCTCACGATGAACAGTTAGCAAGTGATGAAAAGGATTCTTTGGAAGAACAGGGAATGCCTACATTCACAATTAATCGGATACTCCCAGTTGTTGAGATGCTTAACTTCTATGCTACAGCTAATAATCCCAGATGGCAAGCTATTGGAGTGGAAGGTAGTGATTCAGATGTGGCAGCAGTTCTATCTGATCTTGCTGATTATGTTTGGCATAATTCTAATGGCTCTACGCTTTATACTAATGCTATAAATGATTCAATAACTAAGGGTATAGGATATCTGCTTGTTACTATAGATAAAGATGCTGATAATGGTATGGGTGAGGTAGTTATACAACAACCAGAGCCTTTTGATATTTTTATAGATCCTAAGTCAAGGGATATGCTCTTTCGTGATGCAGCTTTTATTATGATTCGTAAAGTATTACCTAAGAATCATCTAATGAAAATATTTCCTGAATATAAGCGTAAGATAGCTAATTCAAATAGTGATGACCAATCTCAAACTACATATTCAATACGATCTTTAGATAGAGAACAAAAGTTATTTACCTATAATGATGATGTAGATTCTGATTTAGCTGTAACTGCTAAGGGAGAAATAGATCAATTAGCTGAGTTCTTTGAGGTATATGAGAAGATTAAGATTTCTTATATAAATCTATTCTATCGTATACCGCCTGATCCAGAACAGTTAAAAGCTATAAAACAGCAGGCTGATGTACAGATGAAAGAAATGCAAGTTGAAATGGAAGTCCAGTTGTTAGAGCAAGAAAGACAAATGCAAGAGGCAGTACAAACTGGTGAAATGCTTCCAGAGAGATATGAACTTGAAATGCAGAAAGCTCAGGATATGATGATGCAGCAATTACAAGTAGCTGAACAGGAAATTATGAGTCAACTTCAAGCAGAAGCATCTAAGATTGAAAATAAAGTTGTTACTGAAAAAGAATTTAATATTCTTATGAAAGATCCTCAAATAGCAAAGAATGTAGTAGATCAGGTACAGTTTTATTCTACTCGTGTAAAGCAGACTTGCATATCAGGTGATAAACTTTTATATGAGCAGATTCTACCTGATACTATTACAGAATATCCATTAGTCCCTTTTCATTATAAATGGACAGGTACTCCATATCCAATATCAGCTGTATCACCACTTATTGGTAAGCAGCAGGAAATAAATAAAGCACATCAGATTATGGTGCATAATGCTTCATTAGGTTCTAGTTTAAGATGGATGTATGAAGAAGGTTCTATTGATGCTGAGATATGGGAAAAGTATTCTTCTAGCCCTGGGGCTTTACTTCCAATTAGACCTGGTGTAGAAAGGCCTACTCCAGTAATTCCAGCACCTCTTGCAAGTGCTTTCTTCCAGATAGTTCAAGAAGGTAAGGGCGATATGGAGTATTTAGCTGGTATATATAGCTCTATGATGGGAGATAGTTCCCAAGCAGGAGAGACCTATCGTGGTATGTTGGCTTTAGATGAATATGGTACTAGACGTATTAAGCAATGGATGAGTACTTCCATTGAACCTGCTTTACGTCAATTAGGGAATATGGTACTTCAGTTTTCACAATCTACATATTCAGCCTATAAACGCTTTAGATTGATCCAACCTTCTGCTATTCAAGAAGGGAGAGATCAGGAAGTTAATATTCCTATTTATAATGATATGGGAGAAGCTATAGGTAAATCAATGGATATAGCTACAGTTAAATATGATGTCCGTATTATTCAGGGCTCTACTCTGCCAATTAATAGGTGGGCATATTTAGAAGAATTGAAACAACTAATGCAACTTGGCGTAATAGATGATATAGCCGTGCTTGCTGAAACTGATTTAAAGAATAAGGAGAATATTGTAAAAAGGAAATCATTATATGCACAGTTGTCGGGGCAAGTTGAACAGCTTAGTGAGGCGGTCAAGGATAAGGAGGGCACGATTGAAACCCTTGAAAGACAATTGGTGCAAGCTGGTATTAAACAAAAAGTTATGCAGGCCGATGTTGAGATTAATAAAAAGAAAGAAGAAGTAAAATCTCAGATGGGTAAACAGTATGTTGAAACAGAAGGAAAACAAAAATTATTACGGAATGTAATGTCCAACAATGTAGAGTCTCAGAAGCAACAAGCAGGCAATATGTTACAGTCCGTAAAAAATAGTTTGGAAAGTGAATCCAAAGAATAGTATGTTACGCACATTGACCAACTTAAAAAGGAGATAATATGGCAGAAGAACAAGGTAACCCTGAGATAGGTATGCAAGCAGATTCATTTGAAGCTGCAGAAGCACAGACCGATACAGGCTCCTCTGATTTTTTCGACCAACTCGAAAATGAAGTTAATGGTGGGATCATAGATAACACTGAGGTAACCCAAAATCAAACAAGTGGCTCCGAACAGGTAACCCACGTACAACACGATGATGGCTCCGATAACGTGGTACAGTCTTCAAATGACAGCACAGACTGGAAAAAGAGATACGAAGATAGTAGTAGAGAAGCTGTCCGCTTATCAGATCAGTATAGAGAGGTTGAACCTTTCGTACCAGTTCTGCAAGCGATGAAGAACGATAGTGGATTAGTAGATCATGTTAGGAACTATTTGGTGAATGGTGGCCAACCAGAAAAATCAATTCAAGATCATCTTGGTCTCGAAGAAGATTTTATGTTTGATCAGCAGGAAGCAATGACAGATCCGGATTCTGATAGTGCTAAACTAATGAATGCTCATGTAGACAGGATGGTGCAAGGTAGGGTTGGACAGATGATCCAAGCTGAAAAGCAAAGGGCTCAACAAGTTCAACAAGCCAATGCCAGAGTGACTGAAGAGCAGGCATTTAGAGAAAGAAATAGTATGTCAGATAAAGATTTTGAAGCATTCAAAGCTAAGGCTCAGGAGCATGTGATGACATTAGATGATGTTAATTACTTGTTAAACCGGAACCAGAACAATGATAATGTTGCAAATTCTGTAAAGAAGGATATGTTAACCCAAATGAAAAATGTCCGAAATATGCCTACATCCGCATCGGGAGCAAACAATCAGGATCCAGGAAGATCAGAGTCAGACGAAGTGTTTGATGCGATAAAGGGTCTTGATGACGGTGTTGATAACCTGTTTGGTTAGGCTTATATAAAATTTATTAGTCTGTCCAAACTTAATCCTAATTAAGGAGATAGACAAATGGCGGATATTCTTAATGTAACCGGGAGTAATTATACCTCTGGTTCCATAGAGAGAGGTGAATCCTCAGTCCAGCTTAATACAGGTGCTTTACGCAGAAAGTATAACTTTGGCGATAAAGTATCTGAATTGGCTTTGGCTCAGGATCCATTCTTTCGATTCGTAAGTATGGTTTCTAAGAAACCGACCGATGATCCTTCTTTTAAGTTTACAGAGAAACGATCATCTTACACCAAAAGATATGCATATTTAGCTGATTATAATACTAGTGCAGCTGCAGTCCCAGCAACAACTGTGGGAAGTGCTTCACCGAATCCAGCAGCTGGAAATACATGGTCTTTTGGTTTCTTTACCGATTATGATAATAACGGTAACAATCAAAACATCTATGGGCAAACACATACCTACGCTGAAGGCGTTGAAGGCACACAGCCTCAATTCTTCATTCCAGGTCAAATTGTTAAAATACCTGTAGGTGCAGCAGGAGCTGATAATGATCAATCTTCTGATTTAGCTGACTATACTTTATGGAAAGTTAATTCTGTAGATCTTGATACTCAAGGTGTAAACTCTACATCTAGTGCAACAGTTAATAAAGCTATTGTTAATGCTACGTGTGTAAAAGCACCTGCTACAAGTAACTTTATGAATGCAACAGAAACAGGCGGTGCAGTAACTGATAGTTCTGCTAACTTAGGTTATGCAGCTACACCAGCTGGTATAACTACTTCCACAGAAACTCTTGAAGCATTTAAATGTTATGTAGTTGGTACTGCTTTTGCTGCAGGTTCTGGTTATCCAGAATCTTGGCAAGATCAGCCATATAGTACAGGACATGGTCAAACTCAGATCTTTAAAACATCATGTGTTATGAATAATACTGATCGTGCTACTGTACTAAAGTATGAAGGTAATGAATGGGCACGTATCTGGAAAGAGAAGCTCATTGAACATAAATGGGATGTTGAAAATGCAATGCTTTTTGGTAATCAAAGTTCTACTTACAATACCACTGAAGGTGCAGTAAACTTTATTTCTACTTATGGTAATGCTTTCAGTCTTAACTTAGCAACCAAATCTCAAGATTCATTTCTTGATGATATGTCTGCTTTGTTAGATCCACGATATAATAATGCTACTTCAACTGTATTCTTCTGTTCTACAGCAGTTTACAATTGGATGCATAAATTATCTGGATACTTTGCAAATAACATTGGCATGGTAGTTCCTAATTCAGGAAATACTACCCCAACTCCAGCAGTAGGACGTGATAATGGAAATGGTGGTGCCAACTTTGCAGTAAGTGGCAAAAAGAAAGTATTTGGTGTTGATATTACAACAATCTCAACTGTATATGGTGACATGAATGTTGCACGTAATGTGCATCTTGATGGAACTAATATTAAGATGTTGGGTATTAACATGAAATATTGTGCTTATCGTCCATTGGTTGGAAATGGCATTAACAGAGATACCGGAATCTACGTGGGAGTTCAAACTTTAGAGAACTCCGGAGTCGACCGTAGAGTGGATCAAATACTAACAGAAGCGGGGATGGAATGGTCTTGTCCTGAAACCCACGCTATCTGGACATAAGGAGGTTTATTATGGCGAATCCTTTATATGGACAAAATAAGGCAGATAATGCTATTGATGAGGCGGCTAATGATAGAAAGCAGATTTATCGCTTTGGAACTCCACCAATTATTATCGACTACGAGCATGCAACTGCTCAGTTAGTAGACGGTACTGCTGGTGACAGAACTATACATTCTTATGCTGATGGATTGAATATGACATTCTATCCTATTGTAGGTCAGGCTATAGATGCTCCTGTTCCTGCAACAACTGGCATGAATTATGCATATGACCAAGTAGATGATGATGGTTTTCAGTTGGTTATGAGTGATAGTGTTGCTAAAGGTCGAGAAGGTATCGACCGATTCACAGTTGGAAACCAAGCATTTAGTGCTGAACTAGAGTTTAGTATTGGTGATGTTACTGGTAGTGATGATACATTCTTTGGCTTTGCTAAAGTAGATGTGCATAGAGCTGCTATTGACGATTGTGATGAAATGGCTGGATTTAATATCATTGGTGGTGTAGTTAACACTGAAACTATTATTAATAATGCTGCTACTGTTACTACTGATACTACTTTAGATGATTGGGCTGATGGTGAAGTTCATAGTTTAAAAGTATTAGTTAGTAAAGCTGGTGCTGTTACCTATGAGTATGATGGTGCTACTCCAACTGTAACTGTTGCATATAGCTTTGATGCAGGAGAGGTTGTTACACCAACCCTGTATGTACTTCAGAATAGTGATCTTAATGATTCATGTATACTGAGAAAGCTAACTATTACATCTGATAATGGTTCAATGGAAGCATAGTAACTAGTTAACAACTAAAATATACCTGCCCCCTCTACTGAGATATGGGGTCTCTTCTAGAGGGGGTGGGTACCTTAGTAAAAGGATATAAGAATGGCCTTTATAGACCAAGTACAAGATTTAACCTCGCTCACTATTTCCGATAATGATGAGCTTTCCCAATTTTTAAAAGACGGTGTATTAGATGTTACTAATAGGTGGCTTGCTATTAGACCTCAAGATATAGAATTGTTTGGTAGGGAAAGTAGTGAAACAACATCTAATGCGTCTTTAAATTTAAATAGTGCAAGAATTATTAGTGTAATAAGAGAAGATGGAACAAATAATCAGTGGAGAAATTGTAGAAAAATATCTCCTGCACTTCAATATGATGTGACAGATGTGGATAGTTTAAATTATGCATCTAAAATAAATCCTGCTTATATGATAGGAGATGCTGGAAAGATTAGTGTATTCCCTACTCCAGGAGCTGATCCTAATGCTTTTAAAGCTTATTATGTTAATAAAGATCCAGTGAATAGTTCTGGTAGTGCATTAATTCACAGTCATGATGATATACTATATTTTCCAATAGATAAAGTTTATTTAGTAGTTATGTATGCAGGTATGAAATCTTTACATGCTGCAATGGGAGCTACAACAATTACAGATTTAACAGTAACTGTAGTTCCCCCAGACGTTCCTCTGTTAGCCTCTACAAGTCTTTCTTTCTCTCAAGCTGCACCTACATATACATCTCCAACTACAACTATAAGTGGTACTGCATGGGCAACTGCCTATCCAGATCAATATAGTGCTATAACTACTGCATGGACAGCTATTAATACAGAGTTAGATGAAACACAAGCGATATGTGATCTTATAAATACGCAAACAGATAGTGCAGTAACAGAACTTGCTGAATCTGCTACTCAAGTTGATGCAAGTATAGATACTGCTTTAGCAGCTATATTAACTGCAGTTGGGAGAGTTGATACAGCCGTTCAACTAGCAAATGCACAATTTGATAGTGCGGTAACGCAAACAGCAGCTGAAGATGTTGAACTTGCAACATCTTATACTTCTGCTGGTCAGGGATTTTTAGGTGAGGCACAGGGATCACTAGGAGAAGCACAAGGGTATGTTAATGAAGTTAATAGTAGAATTGCACAAGTTGGAGGCTATGGAACTGTTGCTTCTGGATATATAAATGCTGCTAATGCTTTTGCAAATGAACTTAAATCTAAAATAAGTATAGCACAGGGATATGCTACTGAGGTTCAATCAAGATTAAGTAATGTACAACCTAAAGTTTCAGAATATCAAATAAAAGTTCAAGATGCTTTAAATGAGTTTAATGAGGCAAATGCTGCATATCAAGCTCAGTTACAAGTTTCAATCCAGAATGCTCAACTGGAAAATCAAGATGAACAATTCAAGATTCAAAAATATCAGGCAGAGTATGCTGGCTATACTGCTGAAGTTAATGAACAGGTTCAAGCATACACACAAAATTTACAAGCTGATGGTATGGGCTATCAATGGTTACAAGGTCAATATGCAGCATTAAAGGCTGAATATGATGCAGCATTTATGATTGCAGCACCTAAACAACAGGCTCCAGCTAGAAGATAGTGGCAGAAAAGATAATATATAAGAATCATTGTACACCACAAGAGCAGGCTGACTTTACTACTGGTAATGATAGATATTATTTAGATAGTGATGTTGGTAGAAAGCTTACAGGTACATGTGAATCTAAAGCCACTACTACAGGCACTCTTGTTACAGGTACATATTCGGGAAGTATAGATGTAACTGCATCTGCTCAAGCTAAATTTATTTATGTTAAAAATACAGATACTACTGGCAGTGATTATTTATTATTAAATATAGGTAGTATGGGAGCATTAATCAAACTTATGCCAGAAGAATCTTTTGCAAGCGATGTTGGATCAACTGCATCAGACACTACTACAGTTGTTATTACAGGATCTGGAACTCCAACTTATGAATATATACATGGTACATAATGCCAAATAGAAGAGCAATATTTAGTTCATATGTAATACCGAGAGAAAGCACTGATCTTGAAGAAGGTGTAACTAAATGGACTATAGATGGAGCTATAAATAAAACTTTAGGCAGTAAGTCTACTGCTACCTTAACTGGATCTCAATGGGGTGAAGGATGGTCTTCTTTCCAACATCCAGAGCAATACTGGGAA